CTTGGATTGTCGGATCCATATAGACGCTAAAACTGTCCCGAATACGCCCGATTCGCAAATCCTGCTCGAAACTGTTGTCGTCGTTGTATTCAGTCAGGATGCGAAAGTACCCCTCACCGAAGGTTACCTGGTTGTCGCAGGCGGTGTCGTAAGCTACGTCAGCATCGGAGATGTACTCAATGTGCCGCACCAGACCGTTGAATATCTCTGCAACCTCAATGTCGGCCTTGTCGTCAGCAGGTATTACCTTGCCGCTCGGACGGTTCTGGCGTTGGTCGTTGGTGACTTGCAGCACATGTTGCGGTAGCTTGTTGATGGTCAAACATGGGCGAGCGTTGATCGTTTGGCCTTGCACCGAGCCGCGTGTTGCCAGCACGTCGGCAGGCCACTGCCACTGGTTGTCAGGTGAGGCCGCACGAAAGCGAAGATCGTCCAGCTCGTCCTCGCGGGAGTCCGAGTAGGCCGAGATCGCCATCGTCAGACGGGTACGCATGGTCGCCAGCATGTCGGCGTTACCCACGTCGCGCTTGCTGCCACCGCTTGCGACAGCGCCGGCCTCGTTGATGCCTGTGTCCTGATAGGCCACTACTTTACCGCCTTTTGCACGTCAGCCCAAAGAGCGCACGGCACGCCATCACGTTCCATGACCGGCACTGCGCCGTGTGGCAGCGTAATCTCGCGATCGTAGTGCCGCCAGGTGTGGGTGTACAGGCCGTACAACGGCACTGCGTATCCTTTTGCGTACAAGTCCGTCATTTCTTTTTCGCCGTTTTAGCCGACTGCTTGAACGCCTTGGCCGTCGGTGCGCCGGGGGAACCTGGCTTACGCATCTTCTCTTTGCTGCCCGCAGCGATGCGGTCGCGTTTGGCGTTGATTGCAGCATACAAACCGGGGCTACCTGGCTTTTTCATGGTCAGCACTTCCATCGTTTAAGAGAGGCTTTTGCACGTTCAGCGGGGCCGCTGGCGTTCCTGACTACCCCCGACATGCGCGCGCAAAAGGATGCTTTGCGCCCCTTGTCGGCTGCGGTCTTCGGGCTGGGCGCCGGCGGCTTCAAGTTGCTGCCGGTGGCTGCGTTGTACTTGGCTCGGCCCTTGGCGGTCAGGCCAGCGCCCTTGCTAACGGGGAGCTTCTCGCCTCGACCCACAGCTAGAGACACGCTTTTCTTCACCTAACTACCCATCCAAGAGTTGGTTACGCTGGCGTGAGATGACGCGGTGCGTTTGGCAGGCTCCCGATACTCGCGGTGCGCGACGGGGAAGGCAAACGTCACCGCCAGCGCGTCGGCGGCATCGGGTGAGGCTAGACCTCTACTACGCATTTCCTTCTTTCCTTCAAGGAAAATCGTACCGCTACTGTTGGGCTTCTTCATGGGGCCGACCAGATCAGCCTTTAGCTGCCGGTCGCCAGGAATGGATGCTGTTTTCAGCCAATCCTTCATCAAGCCCCACATCTCAGCCCGCTTGTTGCCCCACATAATGGCGTTCTTGGCCTTCCAGCCAAAGTTTACCCCACGCACCTTGTACCGCTGTTCTGTCAGCCTGTCAAGTATTCCATATCCGAGGCCACCTTCGTCGATTACCGACAGAATCGGCTTGTACTCCTCGATGGCGTCGATCACCCGTCCGACGATGGTCATGGTGTCCTCGCCCGAGTACCGTTTGATGGCGATGATGTCCCGCCCCTGGCGCACCACCAGCACGGTCGAGTCGGCGCCCCCGCGCGCGGGGTCTATCCCGAGCACAATCGGTGCCGTGGTGTCCTTCCACCGCTCGCGGCCCATTGCGTCCTCGACCAGCATGGGCTTGATGAACTGATCCTCCCCTGCGTCGGGGAACTCGCCGTACACCTCGACTTTCGCCTGTGGCGAATCTTCGCCGTATTCTGCGATGATCTGCTCATAGACCTGCTTGTCGGTGTCCTCCACCGTCCTTGCGTCCACACTGCGGGTGTTCCAGAACGCCCGTTTGGCGTGGAAGCACTCAAAGAAGTAGCCTTCGTTGCGCCGGGGGTTGCTAAAGGCAAACCAATACCGATCAGGTGTGTTCTCGGTGAAGAACCCGGCGCCGACCTCCCATATAGGATTAGGTATGCCGGAGGACTCGTCGAAGATCAGCATCATGCCGTCTTGGTTGTGGACGCCCGCGTAGCTGTCGGGGTTCTCTGCCGACCACAGCTTGCCCTCTGCGGCCCAGTAGCGCGTGCCTTTCTTGAGATCCCGCTCGACCAACTCGCATAGCCACGCCGCCGGCACCAGCTTGGTCGCGCTGATCTCAAACCAATGGTTGTTGATGGTCATCGCCGACCACTTGGTGAGCTCGGCCCAGGTCACTGACCTTAGTTGCGACTCCGAGTTGGCGCTGATGATGACGCTCGCGCCGATGCGGGTGGTCAGCATCCACAGCACCAACCAACTCACCAAGGCTGACTTGCCAATCCCTCGCCCGCTGCTGACCGCCTCCCGCAGCGTGTCCATCTGGATCTTGCCCTTGTTACCGTCGATGTGCTTCTTGATGTCGCGCAGCACTTCCCGCTGCCATTTGCGCGGGCCTTTGAACTTATGCAGCGGGGTGTTCTTCTGGCCCCAAGGAAAAGCCAGTAATACAAACGCCTCGGGGTCGTCGCAGATCTGCGGGCTCCACAACTCAACCATGAGCTTTTGCTCATCCTCGGAGGTGTAGATTGGGGTTTGCATCAGGGGCTTATCTCAACGGCTTGCCCCTCAATCACTCTTGCGCGGGCTTGTTCAAGCGCCGTGATGACGCTGATCTTCTGGTACACGTCCACGCTGATCTCCTGCCGGGCCGTCCAGCCATGCACATGCTGCAAGATCGCCAGGCTCGCCTTGGCGTCGCCCGCTTCAGACGCCTCGTTCAGGCGCTGCGCTGCGCGTAGCTCATTGTCGGCCTTGCCCTTTTGCGCCGCCAGCTCGGCCAATGGGTCAAATTGGCACAATTGCCGGTACTCCAAAGGCAGCATCCCCGACGCCAGTGCCAGTGAATCTCCTTTCAACCCTAAAGATGCTGCTTTGTATATGGAGTCCAGACGCGCCTCTGTCGCCTGAAGTCTGGGTCGGATCGCTAACGGCAGTGAGCGGAACATGGCTGCGTTATACCACGGACTTAAACGCGGTGTCCATTTGGCCTATTTGGCCTATGCCATGTGGGGGCTGATGTGGGGGCGTAAACGTTTGGCTTGCAGACATAAAAAATTTTGCAAAAATTCTCACGGCTCCTACCCTGACCTGTGCCCTTGGCGCTCGGCCCTGGCTCCCCCATGCTGCGCTGCAACAAATGCTCGATGGCTGGCGCGCAGGCCGGACAGGCCAGCAGGCCAGCAGGCCGGACAGGCCAGCAGGCCGGACAGGCCAGCAGGCCGGACAGGCCGGACAGGCCGGCAGGCCGGACAGGCCGGCAGGCCGGACAGGCCGGCAGGCCGGACAGGCCGGACAGACTTTTATCCACGTGAAATATGGCTTATCTGGCAGCCTGGCAGCCTGGCAGCCTGGCAGCCTGGCAGCCAGGGTCTATGTACACTATTTACCCTTTTTGACCCCGGTAAATGTCGGCGCCCGCGCAGCGCTGCGTGGCGCACGTGCCCTATACCTATACATACAGTAGATTTAAAACTGCAGAATATATTCTTATGTAATATAGCCTATAGAGCCTATTGCCCTATGACAGCGACGCTGGCGCGCGGTGAAATAACCTGCAAATATCCTGCAAACTGTAAAGAAAAGACTTGCGCTACTGAAAAGACTATGGTCTACTCAGATTGTTTCATTTATGCGCGCCGCGCATGTTCATAACCTAACCTAGAGTCCACGACATGAACGAAACAGTAATATGGGCATTGCCAGCAGGAAAGACTGATAGGCTTTACGAACAGATCATGATTTGCAACCGTGGATTGCTTACCAAGGCAGATTGCGCCGAGGTCAAAGCGGCCGCAGGCAAAGACGGCTGGCATTCTTTCCGTGTTGTGCAGATGGACTTGAATGCAAAGCCGGACTTCGTAAAATCGCTAATCGGCGTAACAGGCGACGGTTACACGGTTCACGTTTTACCAGACGGCACGTTAACTATATAGCACCCATGCGCGCCACTCCCGGCGCGCATGTTCATACAGTACATTGGAGTCCACAACATGCAAGTCCATCTCACACTGAAATCCGCGAACGCGAAAACCGGCCCGATACCGGTATCCACAACGACAAGCGAATCCTGCCCGCCAGACTGCGCGATGCGCGATGCCTGTTACGCGGCCAGCGGCCCGCTAGCGTTACACTGGGCAAAAGTCACGGCCGGCGAGCGTGGTACAGACTGGCCGACGTTTACCGCTAGCATCGCCGCGCTACCCGACGGCCAGCTCTGGCGTCACAATCAAGCCGGCGACTTGCCCGCCGCCAATGGCACCGTGGACCCGGTCAAACTCGGCCAGCTGGTACATGCCAATGCCGGCCGGCGCGGATTCACCTATTCGTATCACCGCGATACCCAGTCCATCGATTGGATTCGGCATGCCAACAATTGGGGATTCACCGTCAATCTAAGCGCCAATGATCTAGCGGATGCCGATACGCTCGCCGATCATAAAGCCGGGCCTGTGGTTGTCGTGCTGCCAAGTACCCAAACGGCTAACACTAAAACACCCGCCGGGCGCCCGGTTGTCGTCTGCCCTGCCACGCAGCGCGACAATGTGTCGTGCGCGACGTGCCAATTGTGCGCCCGCCAGCGAGACGTGATTGTCGGCTTTCCTGGCCACGGCACGCGTAAACGCGTTATTGATATCAGGCTCGCAGCATGACCACCACGACACGCGTGATTGTCACGCCAAGGTATGGCTGGCCCTTCGGGCCTGCCGTCAAAAATCCACCCATGCCGGCGCTCCCGCCGGCGCCATTCTGAGCGGAACACGATGAATGCTACTTGGTTTTTGTTGTCCCATGCCTGCGC